TCTATGCACCCCGGGCAATTTACTTGCCTCGCAAGTGATCGCCCTGACGTTGTAGAACGTAGTATTGATGAATTTGAATATCATGTTGATATGATTCGGTACATGGGCTACGGTCAACAATGGCAAGACTTTAAATGTAATGTACACGTTTCCGGCAAGCTTGGCGTAGACGGTATTCGACAGTCGCTTACTAAGCTGTCGCCCGAGGCACGTAATACTATTACATTCGAGAACGACGAGTATGCGTGTGGTCTTGATCAACTTATTGAACTTGCTGACGATGCTGCGCTCGTTTTCGATAATCATCACCAGTGGATCCATTCCGGCGAACATCTGCGTCCAACTGACGATCGATTCAAACGTGTGATTGATAGTTGGCGTGGTGTGCGTCCTGCGATGCATTACAGCCTTAGTCGTGAGGAGTATCTAACTACTACTGACACTAATGTACTTCCTTCGATGGACGGATTGCTTACTGAAGGTTACAAGAAAGGCAAACTTCGTGCGCACAGTGATTACTATGTGAACAATGCTCTTAATGATTTGCTACACGAGTTTTGGCAAGTAGCGGACATTATGGCGGAGTCAAAATCTAAGAACTTGGCAACGCAAGAACTGGTTAACTACTTTGAGCAGAAAGCTCTGGAAAGTGTTTAAACACGCCGTGATTTTGGTTCTTTAATTTTCGTAGTGTATCTCGCTTAAACTTTACCTTTACCAATGTAATATGGAGTTAGGTCTTCTCGCACATATTCGTAGACGTAAAACATTAGTCTGCTGTAGCTTCTGCTGCTGCGTCTTCAGCTTCCATAGCTTCAAGTAAGCATGTTTCGAATATCCAAATTGCCATTAGGTAGGACGGCATTGTCTTTGATGATGGATTGTCCATCATCCAGTATGTTTGATACTTGTACGCATCTAGCTCTGCGGCGATTGAACAGTCGTAGCTAACATCGTTAATATACTGTAGGTAATGAACTAACTCGTGTACTACTACATCAATATGCTCGTTACTAGTCCAGTCGAAATCGTCGAGTAAAAAAATGGTACCTTCGCCTTCACTTCGAAATATGCCGTCAATTGACACTAAATCTTCTTGATTTTGTATCCAATTATCTAGCCCGTAAAAATAAGCGCCTAATTGATCTTGCGTGGCATAAACAACAGCAGGCAGTGGCTCGCCATTGTATTCAAACATCAGCGAGTCTTCAGCAAGCCATTCTATATGCTCGAGCATAATTCTTTCTTCGGTTTCTCTGTCTACTGCGCCTGCAACGCTGGCAACAAGTAATGACAAACTAGCAACAAAAATTTTAAACATACTGTATATATACAGAATAAATACAGTATCAAACGAAAAAGGATTCGAAATGAATAGCCAATTCCTACGACAGATGTACAGCACTACGTCTAGCTCTGTTAGTAAAAACCCCAACAGAGTTATGGGCGGGCTTCGTGCGCACGGTCTTAACAGTCATACAGTTATCGCAGAAGACGGTAGCGAGCAGTCTGTTCCGTCGCAGCGCTACGTAGAAACACTAGAACAAAAAGTTACAGAGCTTAACGCAACTGTTTCTAATTTAGAAAAGCAAATACAAAAATTAAACCGCACGGTTAACAATCAACAGAATCAAATAAATACAGTAACGAGGAATTTAACACAATGACCATCTTGTCTTTAACAGACAACGCAAAGAAAAAAATCGATGAACTAAGTTCGAGCAACACGGCTGTGAGTCTTAGTATTAAAGGTGGCGGTTGTGCTGGTTTTGAGTATAAATGGGATGTGATTGACAATAATCAGATCGAAGCAGGTAGTGAAGTTGTTGAGGCTAATACTGGGAAACTAGTAGTAGATCCTACAAGCATTATGTTTTTAGTAGGAACTGAAATAGACTACGAAACTGTTGCGTTCGGTCAGATGTTTAAAATTATTAACCCTAACGCAAAAGCAGCGTGCGGATGCGGCACTAGTGTAGATTTCGACTTAGAAGCAATGAATTAATCGGAGACAAACATGTCAAGACAAGTAGTAGACATCGGTATTGAAGGCAACGACGGTACTGGCGATAGCATTAGAGAAAGTTTTCGTAAGAGTAACGAAAACTTCCAAGAGCTTTACGCAGTATTTGGATTAGGTGGCCAGATTAGCATCACTAATATGAGTGATGTTCCTGATACTCTAGAAGCAAATAAGATTCTTATAGTTAACAGTGCAGGCACTGCTGTTACACTTTCGGAGTTTGCTTCAGATAATGCGCTAGACAGTAATGACGCAAATACTGTTCAAATCGACACACTGAGTATACCAGGTAAGATTATCTTAACTACTACATTTGGTCAGTTAGAAGACGATGCTGTTGCTCCTACGCTAGGCAACCACCTTAACGCAAACGGCTTTGCTATAGGCGGAGTTGAAATAAGCGACGCTGCTGCTGATGCGCTTAACGCACTACCTGGTAACAGCACCACTTACACTGCCGACGACTTAGTTGCTCCTAGAAAGCATCTTGACCAACGTTATGCTCCAAAGGGCGCTGACAATAGAATTAGCACAACAGAACCAAGCGCTAGTGATCATGCATTAACTGTTACGCAATACCAAAACAATAATGCGTACATCGCAAGCCACGGTATTACTAGCCAGCAAAACGGCTTGCCGTTTGTGTTCGACGTTACGTTTACAGCGCCTACTAACCTAGTAGACGGTACTACATACTATATACGCTACGTTAACGATAACGAGCTTGCGTTATTTGCTGCAGAAGCAGACGCAAAGTCACTAAGCGCAACTGCGCTAAACAACAAGATTCTAATCGGCAATACTGCTGTTGCTAGTGAAGATTCTCACACACTTACTGATGCTGCTTACGACTCTAGCTTAGCTGGTAGCTGGCTCAGCAATCAAGTGCTGCCACGTGATGCGGTAGTAAGACGTCAAGGCGACACTATGACCGGTGCGCTATACCTAAATGATCACCCAGGCGAGCTCGCTGGTTCTGGTACTCCTAACGGCGCCGCAGACTTACAAGCTGCTAGTAAGTTTTACGTTGACAACAAAGCTACATCAAGTAGCAGTGTACTCTACGTTAGTCCACTAGGCGATGACCTACAGACTAATACTCCTGCTGGTAAGGAAGGCTCTAGCTTGTCTTACGCATTTAAGACACTAGGCGCTGCTGCTGAACACGCTAACGAGCTTGTAAGCAACGCACAGGAAACAACTGGTCCGTACGTACAAGCACTAACGCACACTAACTTTACGGTTAACAGCACAGTAAGTTCTGCTAGCGTAGCAACTGCGCAGGCACCGAACGCTGATGACAAAATCAAAGACAACAAAGAATACCTAGTTGAAGAACTTAAAGGCTTTGTTCAGTTTACGTACCCTAATTACTCGTTCGACGAGAGACAGTTCGATCGTGACTACGGTGACTTGATCGAAAGCTTACGCTTTGACCTTAACCGTGGCACAAACGCAAACACACTTACCAAGCGCTTTGCTCAAAAGTTCTACAGCGAAGTTGACAGTCGTGTCGAGATCAAGCAGTTCTTAACTGAAAATAATGCTGCTGTTGATAAGCTGTACGATATTATCAACGACAGTATTTTTGAAAACCGCGGTTTCCAAGAAAAGACAGTTTCTAGCATTACAAAGAAAAGCGGCAATGTTGCTGCTGTTGTAACCACTACAACCAATCACGGCCTAGTTGACGGTAACTTGGTTAAGTTTACCGACGTAGCAGGCATGACTGAGATTAACAATCAGTTTGCTTACGCAAAGGTAGTAACTTCAACGACGTTTGAACTTTACACAAACAGCACACTAACTACACTGTTTGATAACAGTGCGTACACTGACTTTACCAACGACGGTAATGCTAGATCTGCGCTACGCTATCAGCCGTACTACCAGCAAGATACAACCGGCGCTAATGTAAACAGTACAGAAACAACTGTAGCAACGTCCTTAGAAACACTCAAAGACCTTGTAAAGAATGTTTGGGAAAACGGCGCCGACGTAGCACAGGAAATTGTACACGGCGAAAAGTACAAGATTGTACTTGTAAACAGCGGTGGACAACTTGACCAAACTGATTCCGATAATGTCGACGCTTTGCCAAGTAAACTATTACGTGGTAAGACAAGCGGCGCTATTGGACAAATTACAAGCTTTGAAAACGACGCAACACCGGGCTTTACTGACTTCTTCGTTAATATGCTATCTCCGCTAGACTTTATTGTAGGCGAGGAAGTTGAATACGGTTACAAGACTGTTACTAAGCAGGTAACCATACAAGTCGAAGGCGGCGTATTTGAAGAAGACTTCCCAATTAAGATTCCAGCAAACACCAGTGTAATTGGTAGCGAGTTCCGTAGAACTGTGATCAAGCCACATAACGGTGTTTCTCAAAGTTCGTACGCTGGCACATACTTCTACAGAGATAATGAGTTCGACGGGCTTACTGTTGCTACAGAAGGTGTCGCAGTTAACGATCAGCAAGGTAACGAAAAAGGTAAAGTAGGACGTCACTACTTATATCGTGCTGATAGAGCAAAGAATGTTGGCTCTGTAATTGCTAACACAGGTAGCTACACAACAGCAGCGAACATTCTACTAGAAAACAAAGAATACATTGTTGAAGAATCACTACGCTTCTTAGATACAAACTACAACAGCGTTACATATGATGCTGAATCTTACAGAACAGACTTTAGAGCACTTGTTGATGCGCTTGCTGATGATTTACGTGACGGCGGCGATGCGCACAGTCTTGTAGTTCAAGGTTCTTACCACGAAGTAGGTAACACTGATTACCTAAGCCGCTTTGGTGATAGTTCTACCGAAGTAGCAGTCGAAGCTACTATTGATAACGTGGCTGTATTAGCCAACAACTTACTAAGTGCTACTGCTCCTGTTTACACAGACAGCAGCTACACAGCAGGCAACAGCGCAGTAACAAACATTGTATCACCGAACCTAAGCTTAGGCAGTGGAGAAAGTGGTACTGCTGCTATTGTAACAGCATTAACTGACAAGATTAACTTTGTATTCAGCATTGATTACAACCCACCACTACGCAACTGTGACATTGATGCGTTCTTGCTAAACGATGCGTCTACTGTAGAAAACATCACGGTACAAGGACACAAGTCGTTTGCTATGGTTCTTGATCCAACCGGACAAGTACTAACCAAAGCACCATACATTGCTAACAGCTCTAGCTTAACGCAAAGCACAAACACTAAACTATTTGCCGGTGGTGTATTTGCTGATGCTTACACAGGCAACATTCCAGTTAAGATCAGAGGTAACTCAGGTACATTCGACGACGGAGCACGTGGCACTGTTAGTCTTAACGCATTTACTCTTTGGGTCGAAAGCGAAGACGTAGATGTTATCGGCGATAGCACAGGCCTAAGCACGCAAGGTCTAAAGCTAAAAGAGCCCCAAGTTCCTGCGGTGTTTTACACAGGCGGTGTGCGTTATCAAGTTAACGCTATTAGTAATTACGATCAAGACCTTGGTCGCTGTATTGTTTATTTAGATGCTGGTGCTAACGGTGGAACAGGATACACAGGCTCTGTTGACGTTGACACTTACATTCAAAGCGGCGGTAGTCGTAGTGTTGAAATCAGTAACTTTGCTCAAAGCAACGATCTAGCATACGGGATTGCTGGCACTAACGGCGCACAAATTACTGCTACTGGCATCGAAAGTACTTATACACAAGCAGCGTTTTATGCTGCCGACGGTACTGACATTAAAGTTTCTAACTCTACAGTAAACTTTGGTAAGTTTGGTCTTGTAGCAGACGGCACTGATCCAAACGAAATTCCAGATGATGTAGATCTAATTGGTAACTCTACACAAGCTGCCAAGGCTTACGTTGATGGTAGCTACACTGGTAACTTAAACGATGGCGCTATTGCTGTATATGACTGTGCTGTAGCACCAATGAAGGATAGTATTATAACTATTGATCACGGTACAGCAGGTACACTTAACTATCGTGTTACAAGTGTAACTGATATTACTGCGGCAAGTCCTACGCCAGCGCCGTCGCCAACTGTACTAAACGCTAATGTTTACCAACTACAGTTTGTTGCTGAGAATTCATCCACCACTGACTTCTATAGTACACTACAAGAAGCTGTTACTGATGATACTATTGTTGAAATTAGAAGCGGCAAGCAATTCCTTTACGACAACGTAGCAGCAGCAGGCTCACTTAACCCAAGACCAAACACAACTGTAACTTACGACGAGTCCGCAGACGTTGGTTATAAAGCAACTGCGTTTGCTACTACTGACAACTACGGAAGCGCTCTAGCTGCTAACCGTGTACGAGCAACGTTTGATACTGACTACAAGTACATCGAACTTACTCCTAACACTACGCATAACGGTGGCGGATTCGGTAGCACTGCTAATGATACAAAACTAGCAATCGAAGTACTAACCGGCGGCGCTGCTCCGTTCTTAGACAGCACAAGAATCGTTGGCAAGGTATTTGCGCACGCAGGTAAGAGTCATTACATCACAACTTACAAGAATGTAACTACGCTAGAAATGGCAAGTGCTGTTTCGTTTACTGCTGGTGATACTGTAACACAAGATGTTACGGGTGCTACTGGTACAGCACTAAAGACTGTATCAAGCGGTACAACTGTACACGTCTATGACGTGACTGGCACGTTTAACACGACTAACACTATTTCCAGTGTTGTTCCGACTACAGTTAGTGTAAACAACTTTGCTTATGTTGAATTCAACATAAGCGACGCAAGTGTAAGTGGATCTAACATTAACCCATCACCGCAGGCTGCTGGTTTAAACACTGCGATTACAACTACAAGAAAACTATTCGCAGGTGTTACAACTGGCGAAGACGCAAGCGTAGTTGAAAATACTGCGATCATCCGTTCTACGAATACAGTGTTCAAGAGCGTGGGCGCAGGTTCGTTTAACGAAACTAACTATCCAAACGATATTCTTGGTGATCCTGAGAATACACAAGATCCTACAGCGTTTACTGATTCTCCGGCTGCTTCTACTGCTGAAGTTTGGGAACGTGGACAAGGTAGAGTGTTCTGGACAAGTACTGATCAGTTTGGCGTATTCCGTGTAGGTCAATTCTTTAACGTAGACCAAGCAACTGGTGACACTACTATTGAAGGTGGTGTTGGTATTTCCAATGCGGTGAGCCTTGGATTTTCCGCTGGTACAACAGTTAACGAATTCTCAACTGATACAAGTATGAGCGGTGTTTCCGATAGTGCTGTACCAACCGAGAAAGCTGTTAAGACATACATTGACCGACGTTTACACCTAGACGAATCCGGATCGGTGATTGCCGGCGGCGATAAGATCGGTCCAGGTTACCTCGACCTTGAAGGTAACGCTACGATGACTGGCGACCTTAACATGGGTAGCAGTTTCCGTATTACTAACCTTACTACAAACAGCGGCGTAACTACCGACGCCGCTAACGTAGCATACGTTAACTCTAAAGTAGCTGAGTTTGATAGCATTAGCGAACTAGCTGATACTAGTATTAGTTCAGCTGCTACAAGCGACTTCCTGGTGTACAACGGCAGTGCTTGGGAAGATGCTGCTGTTACAGGTGACGTAACACTTACACGACAGGCGACGTAACACTTACACGCACAGGCGCTAACGCTGTTACAAGTGCTATTACAGCAGGCGCTATTGTTAACAACGACGTAAACGCTAGTGCTGCTATTGCGCAAAGCAAACTTGCTCTTGATGATGCTACTACAAGCGCTAAAGGTATTGCTAGTTTTGCTAGCGCACACTTTACAGTAACGTCAGGTGCTGTTGATATTGCTGCTAACAGCATAGCTAAGGCAGACATTGAACAAATTGCTACAAGCACTGTACTTGGTAGAACGACTGCTGGTACAGGTAATGTAGAAGAGATTGCCATTAGCAGTCTAATTAGCGCAGGCGGTGCTGTTGTAGATGCAGACTTTACAGCAGACAACACTGGTTCAAAGGTACTAACACAAGTTGCGTCTGGGTCATACGGTTTAACTAACTTGTCAGCTACAACGTCTAACAACTCTGTAGTTAAGCGTTCAGCAACTGGTGAAGTAGATGCTACTGCTTATCAAATTGATGGCAGCCAGATACTTGATGTAGACGGCACTGATACTGTACTTAAAACTACAGCAGGCGGCGTGCTGCTAAGAGGCGAAGGTGCTAGTAACCCTGTACTAGAAACAGGCGGCGCAGTTCAAGTAGGCGACATTGCCAATGTAGCTAACAGCACATTCCAAAATGCTAGTAGTTATAGCGCAAACACAAGTAAACTAGCGTCTACTTGGATTTACACAAACTTCTTAGAAGCTGCTACTGAAAAAGATGCTACTAGTACTGGTATTGGCTTAGGAGCAGGTGGCGGATTTGCTGAGTCTGCTGCTGACGCTATTGTTGCTGTATCCAATGGCAATGTTAAAGTTGTAATCAACGATAGCGGGCTAGAAGTTGCTGCTGGTTCTTACGTAAAAACTAATACAATTACAACAGGCGCAAGTGGCACTGCTGGTACTATTACTGGTAACTGGAGCTTAACTGTTGGATCTAGATTTGAAGCTACTTATGCTGATATCGCAGAATACTACGAAGCTGATCATACATACGAAGTAGGCACGGTACTTGTATTCGGCGGCGAGAAAGAAGTTACCGGTTGTACTGAACATCGGTCTACAAAAGTTGCTGGCGTAGTTTCTAACAATGCTGCGTTTACTATGAATCAAGACTGCCCAGGCATTGCTGCTTGTATTGCTCTTGTAGGACGTGTTCCAGTAAACGTAATTGGTCAAGTAAGCAAAGGGGATATGTTAGTTGCTAGTGCTGTTCCTGGTTATGCTATAGTTGATAACGACCCTAAAGTTGGAAGTGTGATCGGCAAAGCAATTGAAGATAAGATCGATAACGACAAAGGTGTAGTTGAAACACTAGTCGGCAAGTAATAAATATATAAAAGAGAGCGTAACATGGCTAACAGATATCCACTAATAGTTGACTCAACTGATTCAAACAAGATTAAGGAACTCCCCTCAGGAGACAACCTTAATCTTACAGGAAGCAGTGTAAGCAGCGTACTAAACATAACAGCTACCGGTGTAGTAACAGCGCCTAGTGTTGTTGTTGACTCCGCTACTGTCGGCGGCGCAACTATTAAGAACGTGGCAACTACTGCTAACTACACAGATCTTAATAACCGCCCTACTGCGCTAAGTGACTTTACAAACGATATTAACGCAGTTTCATCAGGTGCTAACGTAAGCATACTAACAAACGACGCAGGTTATTTAACAACAGTATCATTTGCTAACTTAACAAGCAAGCCTACTACACTTGCTGGATACGGTATTACTGATGCGCTAACAACTGGGTCTAATAACAGTTTGCTTGTTAACGACGCAGGGTATATAACAGCGAGTGATCTACAAAACGGAGTCATAACTGTTGATGTAAACAATACCGGTGACTTAGTTGGCTCTGTATTTGCCGACGATAGCACTGTAATGATTGACAGCATACTAGCCGCTGTAAATCTCGACGGTACTGTACGTGGCAATGTTATTCCAAACAACAACGGTGTACATAATATTGGGTCTGATTCTAATAAGTTTAACATAATAACAGCTACTACAGTTACAGGCAAAATAGAAGCTACTACTGATTCGGCTCCTACAGCAAACGCAGACCCAGGTAATACTGGTGAAATAAGATACGACGACAGTTTTATATACATTAAAACAGCAAGCGGCTGGAAAAAAGCAGCACTAAGCGCAATAGTTTAACGGAGAGATAAATGACAGTACAATCAATTAACATAGGCACAATCGCAAACGACGGTACTGGCGATAACTTACGTGTTGCGTTTGAAAAAGTAAATCAAAACTTTCTTGATCTTGATGATCGTTTCTCGTTTACTAATAGTGTTGAAAACTTGGGCAGCGGCTCGGGTGTGTTTTACAGCAAAGAAAATAATATATTGTATTTCAAATCTTTAGTAGCAGGCTCTAATATAGCGCTAAGCACTACTGATAACGAAATAACAATTAACAGTAATGAAAGCTTTACTATTCAAGCTGACAGCGATAGTGTTAATATTGCCGGCACTAGTAAGTCTTTCGGCATAAAAGGCGTTGGCAATGTTAATGCTGGCATTTCAAGCAACGATATTCAAATATCGCTAGATCCAACTGGCCTTGTTGCTCTTGATACTGCTCCTGCGCTAGGTGGCAACTTAGACGCTGGTAACTTTAGTATTACAAATGTCACTGGCATAACTGCTTCTACATTTACTGGTAACTTAGTTGGTACTGTAAACGGTATTGGTATTACAAGCTCGTTTGAAGATTTAAATCTTGGCGGGATTGTTTATCAAGTTACTACTAGCCAAGAATATGTAATAGCAACATTGGATCTAGACTACGGTACATTTACTGCTCCCGGAGCTTTAAACAGCGACTTTGGAAGCATCGTATCCTAATAAATACAATAGGAGTATATGATGCAAGCTGAACAAATCTGGACTAAAAAATCAGGCAATACAATTGCTACTGTGAACGAAAACGATATTGTTTCGATTGACCTTCCGTTAATAGACAGTGTTGACTCTACAGCAATTCAAGTTGAAGTCATTAGTGGGAAGCTACCGTCTGGTCTTAGAATAGATGGTAATCAAATTACAGGGACGCCAGTTGAAGTACCGATAGAGACTAAAGTTAGGTTTGTACTAAGAGCTACATACAACAGTCATACATTTGATCGTACATTTAACATTGTTGTTGTGGGATCCGACTTGCCTGTATGGAAAACTCCAGAAGATTTATTACCTGCTGGCCCTAACGATCAATACTTTGTGTTAGACAACTCGTACGTTGATTTTCAACTGGTTGTCGAAGACGAAGATATTCGGGCAGGGCAAGTTCTGCGTTACAGTTTAAAAAGTGGACAAATACCTCCGGGCTTAGTGCTAACACACGATGGTAAAATTCAAGGTGTAGTTGACCCTATACTAGCAATTGAAAAAAGTATCAAAGGCGGCTACGACGCTGCGCCTTACGATTACGGCGCAGGAACGGGCTATGACTGGTATAGTGCCATTGCTAATTCAACAAATGGGTACGACAGTTACTACTATGATCTAGTAAAGTATGATATTTCTGTAAATACCCGTACACCTAAAAAGCTAAACAGATACTACCAATTTACAGTTGACGTAACTGACGGCGAAAACGTAGTACCGAGAACATTTAGAATTTTTGTAGTCGGCGATGATTTCTTCACTGCTGACATTACAACAATGCAGGCTGGCACAGGTACATTTACTGCTGATGCTTCTAAACTGCGCAGGCCAATTTGGCTTACTCCGGGCGACTTTGGTTACCGTAGAGCAAACAACTATATCTCACTTCCGTTACAGGTAATCAATAACAGTACACTAGGTGGGCTTGTTTGGTATCGTATGGAAGAAATCAACGACGACGGTACTGACAGTGTGCTGCCGCCGGGCCTAGGACTTGACTTCCGTAACGGCTACATTGTAGGACGCACACCTTACCAAAAAGGTATTACTGAAACTTATAAGTTTACAGTATCGGCCATACGTGTAAGCTTTGACTCCGAGCGTGTAGAGCTACAACAGAAAACAGAAGAAGCAGCAGCACTAAACAGCGCTACACTAAAAATTAGCAAAACTGAAAAAGTCACTGCTACTGATCTTATAGGCAGAACATTTACAGTTGAAGGTAACACTTACAAAATTCTGTTAGCCGACCTAAGCCATGCAGACTATGATCTGATCACGCTTACTTACGGTACACGCACAGTTATGCCAAAGGGCACTGCTATTAACCTAGGCATTTTTGATCTAACAGAAGCAGAAGAAGCCAAGAGTACAAAAACGTTCACGGTTAACTTGTTAGGCGAAGTAAACAGTGAAATTTCCTGGTTAACTGCTAGCGACCTTGGCAGTGTAAGCGCAAACTACACAAGCACAAAGCGAATACAAGCATCCACTAGTGTTCCTAATGCTACGCTAGTATATCGTGTACAGTCAGGTGACTTGCCCCCAGGCATGCGTCTTGACTTTAGCGGCGAGCTCATTGGTACAGTAAAAAGCTTCGGCAACACAAGCGAACAAGGACTTACTGTTTTTGATAACGGTACTACCAAGTTTGATGCTAATACTACACGCATGGATCGAAAGTTTGAGTTTACTGTAGAAGTTAAAGATCACTTTGGTTATAGCATAACTACACGTAAGTTTACACTAGTTGTAGATGACCCAAACAGTAAAGAATTTAGTAACCTACATCTAAAGCCAATGCTAACAAGAAAACAGCGTGACGCATTTAGAGATATCATAGGTGACCCTCAAATATTCTTGCCAGAGCAACTGTACAGACAGAATGATACTAACTTTGGTATACAATACGATCCTACAGTTCTGTTGTACGCTGGTATTGAAACTAAGAACATGCGCTACTATGTAGCAGCAGCAAATTTGTACGGTAAGCGCAAAACATACAGCATAGGCAGGTTAAAAACCGCAGTAGCGAAAGAACCCGGCACTCAAAACATTATCTACGAAGTTGTATACTTAGACTTAGTTGACCCAAACGAAACACTAATCAATCGCAAAACACGCAAGTCTTACACGCATCAAGATCACACACCGTTGTTAGTCAACAGTAGTCACTACGACGTTACTGACGAAACATACGATAGCGACCCTTATGAGCTAGTAGTAACTACTAGAGAACAAGGCGATGTTGTTGTTGACTTTACTAGCAGTTTA